CACCGAACAGATGGCTTCGAGGACACAGCGGAAATCTTCTCCGCCGTTGGAGGAAAATGCTCCGGGGACGTTTTCCCAGACGATGTATCTTGGATATTTGCCATTGCTTGCACACCTCATTTCTCGGATGATACGGATTGCTTCGTGAAACAGCGAAGAACGGCTGCCGTTCAGACCGGTTCGTTTTCCGGCGATGCTCATATCCTGGCATGGACTGCCAAAGGTGATGATGTCCACAGGCGGCAGCTTTGCACCATGCAGTCCGCTGATATTGCCGAAGTGTTGCACCTGCGGCAGCCGTTTTTCTGTCACACGAATAGCAAACGGTTCAATTTCAGAAGACCAGACAGGCACAATGCCTGCCAGCAGTCCGGCAAGCGGAAAACCGCCGCTGCCGTCAAAGAGGCTGCCAAGGGTGAGCGGTTTATTCATCAGGCTTTTCCACCTCTTTCACCAGTTCAGAGTATGCAATCTGCTTCCCATCCCGCACAACATATACACCATCGGCATTTTCCGTATCTTCCACATACCGGCGAAGAATCACCGAGGCATATTTTTCATCCAGTTCCATGGTGTAACAGATGCGATTCAGTTGTTCGCAAGCCATCAAAGTAGAACCGCTGCCGCCAAAGGTGTCCATTACCACGCCATTTTCCTGTGTAGAATTGCCGATGGGATAGCCAAGCAAGTCCAGCGGTTTAGAGGTGGGGTGATTGGCGTTGCGTTTCGGCTTGTCAAAATGCCAGATGGTCGTCTGCTTACGGTCGGAATACCAGTGATGCTTGCCATTCTGCATAAAGCCATACAGCACAGGTTCATGCTGCCATTGATAATCGGAGCGTCCCAGCACAAGGCTGTCTTTTACCCAAATACAGCAGCCTGCAAGATGAAATCCGGCATCAATGAAAGCTTTTCTGAAATTCAGCCCTTCGGTGTCTGCATGGAATACATAGGCAGAACCGCCTTTTTCCAGATGTTCTGCCATTCGCTGAAAGGAGGACAGCAGGAATGTATAAAACTCCTCGTTCTTCATGCTGTCATTCTGTATGGTCAAACCGCTGGCACTCTTAAACGAAACGCCATAGGGCGGATCGGTCAGAATGAGATTTGCCTTGGTGTCACCCATGAGAGCAGATACATCTTCCGCAGATGTTGCATCACCGCACATCAGCTTGTGTCTGCCAACTGTCCATACATCGCCACGCTGTACAAAAGCTGCCTTTTCCAAGGCAGCAGAAAGGTCGAAATCATCCTCTTTTGCCTCGCCATCTGCATCCGCACCCAGCAGATCAGTCAGTTCCTTTTCATCAAATCCGGTCATGGAAAGGTCGAATCCAAGTTCCTGCAATTCCTGCATTTCAACGGACAGCAGTTCTTCGTCCCAGCCAGCATCCAATGCCATACGGTTGTCAGCAAGAATATACGCTTTCTTCTGTGCTTCCGTCAGATGGTCGGCATACACACAGGGAACTTCTGCAATGCCTTCTTCCTTTGCCGCCATGATGCGTCCATGTCCAGCCAGCACATTGTATTCCCGGTCGATAATGACCGGATTCACAAAGCCAAACTCACGCAGGGAAGAACGAAGCTTCAGGATCTGTTCCTTGTTGTGCGTTCTGGCATTATTCGCATAGGGTACTAACTTGTTGATGTCAACAAGCTGAAATTCTGTGGTCGTTGTCATCTGTAATTCCTCCTCTGCTGAATTCTGAGCATACCTCTTCGGGCGGCATCCATATTGCCTTTGACAGCCTGTCCTTTGATTGTGCGATATTGCTGTTTGGTCATGTTATTTCTCTGCTGTTTCAGTTCTCTCCAGAATTGAACATCTGCTTTCATGTATTTCTCACTTTCTGCTGCTCAGAAGCTGTTCCATCAAATCATCCTGCGGTGTGCCGTCAAATTTGGTCGTGCAGTTCTGTTTCACAATATCGAAAATCTCATACCA